TAATCATAAACCAAAGACTAAAGGGGATATATATGACATATAAAGACAATGTCAAATCCTACACAGACAACAACCTTCGGTCGTTGTCCTGTAAAGACTTTGAAACCTTTATCCTCATATAGGCAATAATACTACAACTACAAAAATACAAACCGCCGAAGGCGGTAAAGAAAAGTATAGAATAAGACACCTCTGAATACTTGACGTCTTCATACCGTCTTAGACCTATCAAGAAGGACTAACGAAGTTAAACACCTTGAAAACTACTAAGACAGAATGAATATATCAAGACATAGACAGAGATGACTTATAGTTGGACATATAGGGCATATATAACATACATGTATACATGTGTCTTAGATATTTGTGTCGTAATTACCGACCGAAGGGAGGTATATATTTATGTCGGTAAATAAAATATATATAAATGCACGTCGATTTTTCACACATGAAAGGAGAATTAAAACTACATCATGACCACAAAAGAAACCAAAAGCATTAACATCCTCTACCATGCCAACCTCTTCACCTCCACAGGCTACGCCCCCTTCCTGTACCTGAACATCACCCAGGACCTCAGCACAGGACGCCGCTATGTAGAGCTGACAGACCTCTACTGCCTCATCTACGGAGCGCATGACGCAGCACATGACGGCTATGTCAACAAAGTAGAACTCACTGTCACCACCTTCAGCTGGTATCGCAGCGTGCTTGTTAAAGACGGACTCATCAACCCCGACAAAGACGTCGCCTATTGCAAGGATGACAAAGGGGCACAGCATATCTACATCCGCATCGCCACCGTCTGGCGCATCATCCTCGACCTTGCTAGTCTCACCCAAAAGAAAGAGCTTCTCACCTACCTCCTGAACTGCGAAGAAGACGCCTACAGTAACGAAGACTACGGCGGAGAAGACGACTTCTATGACGACGAGGACGATGACCCGTATGAAGATTACGTCCACGGGCATGAAGATGAAGATGATGATAAGGACGAAGCAGACGAGGACACACGTCTCACCCTCTTAGAGGATCGCGTCGAACACCTTGACGCACAGCTTGACGACATGGACGAACTCCTTAACGACCTCAAAGAGCAAGTAGATTCTTTCAGTGACAGACTTGACCAAACGCACAGCGTCGCCGTGTGCCACAACGATGCCATTGACGAGCGATTTACCGCTATCAAAGCGCGACTCGACTACCTCGAAGCTCACATCGACAACCTCCTCGATGACGTCGGAACCCTCGCCGACACCATCACCCGCATGGAAGACATGCCTCGTCCCATCTACTGACCAAAAGAGAAAGGAGCTTATACAAAAAATGAACATGCCAAACCTCCCCGAGGGATTCCCCTCCCCCGCCTATCAACGAGACGGCGAGGACTACATCAGCATCCGCGACCTGCACGAATGGTTAGAAATCAACCAAGAGTTCATCCAGTACTGGCGCGCCATCAAGAACTCCCTGCACCTCAAAGAGGGCGTCGACTACGAAGAGACCAAAGACGAGGATCACTATAACCGTCTCAACGCCTATGCCCCAATGTATACCGTCTGGATGATTGTATATTGCTGTAAAAACCGGAAGCAGAAAGTCGACACCTGCGCATACCTCCTCGACTGTGCCGCGCAGCTCAAAGAACTCCTCAGTGCAAAGAAGAGCGCCAATCACCACATGACCTAAAACAAGAGAAAGGAGAACGAATATCAACATGTCACGTCACGTCTATTATGACAGCAACGGGAACGAGATTGACCCTAACGCATCCCCACCGCCCCCGTCGCCAAGCGATCCGATCCCACTCACCGACCGCACCCCCTCCTACTACCACAGCGTCCATCAGCCGATAGAGACCATCGAAGCCAACTTCCCTCTTGAACAGCTCATCGGCTACCTCAGAGGCAACATCATCAAGTACGCCTGCCGCCTCGGTAAAAAAGACCCTGCGCCAAAGGACGCGCATAAGCTCAAACAGTATGCCGACTGGTTAGACATCGTACTCTCAGGCAGATACATCTCAGACAGCAACGACCCTGCCAACGCAAAGTACACCGACCTCAACAAGAACGTCGACAAAAAAGAAAAGGAGACCACCTAAACCATCATGAGCAGAAAGAATAAAACCATCATCACACAGGCAGCCCCCACCTACTACCCGAAAATCTTCACCCCCGGCACCTACCAAGGAGAAAACACAGGCTACACCCTCGACCTCCGCATCGACGACCCAAACGAACAGGCAAGACTCACCGAGATTGCAGAGCGTGCCCTCGAAGAAGCGAAAACCAACGACCCCCTGTTTAAGGGCAAATCATGGAAGCGCCCCTTCTACCCCTGGACTGAGACCGAGCAGGACGACCCCATTTACAAAGGCGAACTCCGCTGGCGGTTCAAAAAGAACGGAGAGTACAAAGAAAAAGACACAGGCAAAACCATCATTGCCCGCCCCCCTGCCGTCTTTGACGCAAAAGGCAACCCCATCACCGACCCCAACACCATCATCGGCAACGGCAGCATCGTCAGAGCAGCATTTCGCCCCTACGTCTACTACGCCTCCCCCACAGTCCACGGCGTCCGCTTCGAATTGGAGGCGGTACAGATACTGGAGCTGAAAGAATGGGAGCGAGACGCCACAGACTACGGCTTTGACATCGCCGCTGACAGCATGGACGCGGACGTAGCAAACACAGACAGCTACCACCTCGCAAACATAACAGAGGAAGCAGGTGACTTCTAACATCACGCACCGTATCTACAAAGGAGCACACAAAGGAAGCCCCTACAGGAGCGGACTAGAGGACAGGATCGCAAGAGAGCTTGCACGTGCAGGAGTAACGGCAGAGTATGAGAGACATAAAATCTCCTACACCATGCCTGAAAGCACGCATACCTACACCCCCGACTTCCTCCTCCCCAACGGCATCTACATTGAGACCAAGGGATATTTCTCCCCCGAGGACAGGAAGAAACACCTCCTGATAAAAGAACAGCATCCACGCCTTGATGTCCGTTTCGTTTTTTCCTCCTCCAAAACCAAACTCAAGAAAGGAGGCAAACTCACCTACGGCGACTGGGCGACCAAGCACGGATTCAAATACGCCGACAAACACATCCCAACCGCGTGGACGAAAGAAGAGCCAAGGAGCGAATGCACAGACATACCCCTCACGCCCTTGTAAATCCCCCTAGAATCGTTCAAAACCTCTTTCAGATATTCTTTTATGCATTAACGCGTAAAAGACCCTGAGAGAGGATATTTTTATTTTGTATGAAAAGGAGGTTAGAAATTCAACACACCATGAAAGATGAAGAAGAAGAGGTCACACTCATCCAAGCGCATCTCCCATGCGACCGCTGCGGCAGCCACGACGCCCTCGCCCTCTACGACGACGGACACACACACTGCTTTTCCTGCGGACACACAGACCAAACAGGCACAGAGAGCACCGAGCAAAAGGAACAGCACACCTGCACATACACGCGGGATGCAATCGTCAACAGACACTTTGCCCCCCTGAATAAGCGACGCATCACAGAGGCAACCTGCCGAAAATACGGCTATCAAATTGGCATCTGCAAAGGCGAGCCTGTACAGATAGCCCCCTACCACGACAGCACAGGAACAGAAACGGGATGCAAAATCAGAGGAAAGGACAAAGAATTTAAGACCCTCGGCAAAATCCCGTGTCGATTCTTTGGACAGCATCTCTTCTCAGGCGGCAGAAAGCTCGTCATCACAGAGGGCGAAATCGATTGTCTCAGTGTCTCACAGGCACAGGGGAATCTCTATCCCGTCGTATCCCTCCCGCAGGGCGCACAGAGCGCAAAGAAAACCGTCAAAGAAAATCTCAACTGGTTAATGAACTTTGACGAAATCATCCTCATGTTTGACATGGACGAACCGGGCAGACGTGCAAGCGAAGAATGTGCCCCCCTCCTCCCCCCGAACAAAGTAAAGATTGCCGCCCTCCCCATGAAAGACCCGAACGAATGCCTCGTCGCAGGAGACACCAAGAGCATCATCGCAGCCGTATGGAACGCAGCCCCCTATCGCCCCGACGGCATCCTCAGTCCGAGCGACGAGAAACAAAAACTCCTCGCAGACGATGACGGAGCAGACGCACCACCCTACCCCTACCCATGGGACATAGAGCTAAACGGCATGACAGGAGGAGGCATCAGAAAGGGCGAGCTGCTGCTCATGACCGCAGGAACAGGCATCGGCAAAAGCACAGCCGCACGCGAGATCGCATACAGCCTGCACATGAAGCACGGATGCAAAATAGGAATGCTTATGCTAGAAGAGAGTCCGAAGAAAACCATCAGAGACCTGCTGAGTATCCATATGGAGAAACCTCTTCATCTCACATGGAACAAAGACAGAAAAACAAAAGCAGTGGACAAAGCCTTTGACACCGTATTCGGTGACAAGGGCTTTTTACTTTACGACCACTTCGGCAGCCTCGGCGAGGACAGACTGCTCGGCGCAATCCGCTACATGATCGTCGGCGAACAGTGTGACTTCGTAATCCTAGACCACATCTCCATCGCCGTCTCGGCACTAGAGAGTGGAGGAGGAGGTACAGACGAACGCAAGACCATCGACATCCTCATGACCAAACTCAGGTCGATGGTCGAAGAAACAGGCGCAGGAATCATCGTTATCTCGCATCTCAGGAAACCTGACACCAAAAGCGGTAACCCGTTCGAACAAGGAGGAAAGATTAGCCTTGACGACCTCAGAGGAAGCGGGAGCCTCAAACAACTCCCCGACACAATTATCGCTCTGGAACGCAACCAGCAAGCCGAAGGAGAAGGAGAAAGAAACCTCCTCAGCATCAGACTTCTCAAATGCAGATTCACAGGACAAACAGGACGCGCGGGCAGTCTCAAATGGAACAGCAAAAAGAACCGCATCGAAGAAGCGTGCGAAGAAGCGTCTCTCACACTGGACGGAGTACAAGGACACAGAGACAACAGTCCCACAGCAGATGACGCTTTTTAGTTTTTAACACACGAAAGGAGAATCATTAATTATGAACAACGAATTGCAGATTTTTAATAACCCCGAGTTCGGACAGGTACGCACGGTGACCATCGACAACGAACCGTACTTCGTCGGCAAAGACGTCGCAGAGATTCTCGGCTATCAGAACGGCAGCAGAGATATTAACCGTCACGTTGACGAGGAGGACAGGCAAAACTACCAAAACGGTACTTTTGAATCCCCGCGCGGCATGACGGTCATCAACGAATCGGGGCTTTACTCCCTCATCCTCTCCTCGAAGCTTCCCGCGGCGAAGAAGTTCAAGCATTGGGTAACGTCGGAAGTCCTCCCCTCCATCCTCAAGCAGAACGGCGTCGACATCGGACAGAAGCGTCTCTTTCAGTGGATGCGCGACACAGGCTATCTCATCAAACGCAGCGGCGCAGAGTACAACTCCCCGACACAGCGCGCGATGGAAAAGGGGCTGTTCGAAATCAAAGAAACCGTCATCACCCACGCCGACGGACACACCTCCATCTCCAAGACCACCAAGGTCACAGGCAAAGGACAAATCTACTTCATCAACAAATTCCTTACAGCGGCATAACGGAAAGGAGACCAATATCCACCATGTTCAGCAAAACGCAGCACACAGAATATAACCTCACCATCCACCCCCTCACCCGCAAGCAGACAAGCAAGCGCATCGCCGACTGGCAGAGCATCTTCAACAGCAGTCTCGACGAGCTCAAATACTGCCTTACCTCCGACTACTTCCCCGAAGAGTACACCACAGACAGAAAGCCGAGTGAGAACGCCGTCGAAGAAGTCGTCAAACTCACCACCCACATGGTCACTATGCTGCGCGGCATGGGCGTTACCCCCGAAGAACTGCGGCGTATCGAAGAGCGTGTGCGTACCAAGCATGAGATGCGCGGACTCCTCGGAGACGAGACCTGCGGCGACGACTGGTACTGAGAGGAGAGCTTTATATGCTCATCTTCGACATCGAAACAGACGGACTCTTGAAAGACGTCACCAAAGTCTACTGCATGACCGTCTACAACACCGAGACAGAGAAAACAACAGCCTACACCCCCGACACCATCGGCGCAGGCATCTTCGACCTCTATCACGAATGGGCAAACGGCACACGCATATGCGGACATAACATCATCGGCTACGACATCCCCGCCATCTGCAAATGCACCCCCACCCTCCTCATCACCGAAGACATGAAGAAAAACGTCGTAGACACAGTAGTACTCAGCCGCCTCTACTATCCCCATCTCATAGAGATTGACATCGGACTCACACGCAGAAACATCCTCCCTGCTAGGCTCATGGGCAGACACAGCCTAGAGGCATGGGGGTATCGCTTAGGCGTCTTAAAAGGCGACTACGGCAAACAGGCATCCGCATGGGACGCCTACACAGACGACATGCTAGCGTACAACAAACAGGACGTCGAAGTCACCAAAGCTCTTTATGCACATCTCATGAAACAGCCCTATGACGAACGCGCCGTTCACCTAGAACACAGCGTCGCATGGATATGCAGTGAGATAGAGCAGAACGGCTTCCCCTTTGACAAAGAGAAAGCAGAGGAGCTAGAAAAAGAACTCCGCATCAAGGATGCAGAGGTCAGGGACAAACTCATCGGCATTGTCCCCGAACTCCCCGACCACGACTTCATCCCGAAGCGGGACAACAAAGCCAAAGGATACAAAAAAGGCATCCCCGTCAAACGCACAAAGCCCTTCAATCCCACCTCCCGCCAACAGATAGAGTACGTCCTGCGCGTCATGCACGGGTACAGCCCGACCGACCCAAAACTCTACGACGAAGGGAGCACAGGCAGAAAGCGACTAAAGATAGACGAAGAAACCTTCAAGCACATTCTCAGCGACGATACTGCGCCCGAGCAGGTAAAGGAACTCTCACGCCTATTCATGGACGGACTCCTCTACAGCAAGCGACTCGGACAGCTCGCCGACGGCAAACACGCATGGATGAAAGAACTTGACCAAAGAGACGGACGCATCCATGGACAGATCATCGGCAACGGCACAGTATCGGGGAGAGCCTCTCATAACAACCCCAACCTCGCCCAAGTCCCCAACAGCGGGAGTCCTTATGGCAAAGAATGCAGAGCACTATTCCACGCAGGAGAGGGCAGAGTACAGGCAGGCATCGACGCGAGCGGGCTTGAGTTACGTTGTCTCGCCCACTACCTCTACCCTTATGACGACGGCGCATATGCAAAGGAGATACTAGAGGGCGACATCCATACCAAGAACCAACACGCCGCAGGGCTTGAGACCAGGAATCAGGCGAAGACATTTATCTACGGCTTCCTTTAACAGCATAGAGGAAGTAAAACCCTTTGAAATCGGTGGAACTCTCACGAAGACAATACCGAGCGAAGCTTTATACATAACGTATATTGAACGTGTAACGACTATCCCGAAAGGGAGTACATGCAAGTGCATGGAAGCGGAGGGTATGTGCAGCGGCACATAATGATATAGTCTACTCTCTATGGCGACATAGAGCGGATGCCTTAGAGCATCGGCGGGAGCTTAACGACCTCCCGTGAATACATAGGTACGGCGCAGGAGCGGCAAAGCTCGGCGAGATCGTAGGAGGAGGCGAGAGCGAAGGAAAAAAACTCAAAGACAAATTCCTCAAAAACCTCCCCGCCATCAAAGAGCTACAGACCGCCATCCAAAACGCCCTTGTCGAAAAAGGAGAGCGCGGCAGGATTGTTAGGTGGAAACGTAAGTATCTGAAGGGCTTAGACGGCAGACAGCTTCACGTCAGAAGCCTCCACTCAGCCCTGAATTTACTCTTGCAGAGCGCAGGCGCAATCGTCTGTAAAACGTGGATCGTCAGCCTCGACGCACGCCTTAGAAAGCACGGACTCCACAAAGGCATAAACAAAGATTATGCTATCATAGGATGGATTCACGACGAACTTCAGTACAGTTGTTCGACTATTGACATCGCAAACCTCATCATCAAAGAAGCCCAAGAAGCCATGAAAGACGCAGAGCACATCCTCGGCTTCAAGTGTCCTCTAGACACAGAGGGCAAAGCAGGACGGAACTGGCAGGAATGTCACTAAATAGAAAGGACAATAAGGTGAATCAATGGACATGGTAAAGCAAGACCTCAAATGCACGCGGTGCGGCAAACGCCTCCTCAGAGGATACAGCTACCACATCAAAAGTATCACATGCAGTTGCGGCTGCCACATGCAGCTCCTGCATAACGTAGAAAGAGCGCAGCCAAACATTCTCATAGAAAGCAAAAAAGCATGAAGCCCAAAAAGACACTCCTCGTCCTCGTCGACGCCGACATGTTCGCCTACAGAGCCGCAAACAGCGCAGAGCAGGAAATCTGCTGGAACGAACGCACAGGCTTATGGACACTCCACAGCTACCTCCCCGACGCCATGGCGAACTTTTACCGCATCTGCACCTATGCCGAAGAGCGGATAAAAGACAAACTCAAAGAGCAGGGCATCTCTTACACACTCCCCCACTATACCGTCTGGACATACGTCTTTAGCTGCCGCCAGGGCAAGAACTTCAGGCGGCACATCCTCTCCACGTACAAAGCAAATAGAGCAGGGAAAAGAAAACCTCTCGCCTATCATCGGCTTGTGCAGGAAATAGAGAGCAGGTTCAAAACGCAAAGCATCTACGCCCTCGAAGCCGACGACGTCATAGGGCTTCTCGCCTACAAAGCAAAGAAACAAGTCCTCATCATCTCAGGCGACAAAGACCTCCGGCAAATCCCCGCCGTATTCCGCTACGACTTCCTCAAAGAAGAACTCTCCCGTACACCCCCTGCCGCTGCCGAGTATTACCACCTCAAACAAACCCTCATCGGCGACCGCACAGACGGCTACGAAGGCTGCCCGGGCTTTGGTGAAAAGACAGCCGACAAACTCTTTGCAGAGCACGGCGTCTCATGGCAGACCGTCGTAGACGCCTACGAAAG